CCTCATCATAAGAAGCATTCGATTTCAAACCCATGGCAATTGCTGTAGGTTTACGAAGCTTAGGGCCTCTTGTTGCTTTCATACCTTTTGATTCAAGACTTAGAGCTGATTTAAGATGAATCAAGCGCATTGTTTCAATCGATTCCGGCGTATTTGCGATGTATCCAGTTGTCATAATTTCAATTAAAAAGGCTGATCCCTTAATTTCTTAAGAGACCAGCCGAACTACTAATTAACGAACCGGGCAAGCACCCGATACACATTCATCTCCACCTTCAAATTCAGCAGAGCCAATCGAAGTAATGATCCTGGTAGTTGCCACCAAAGCATCATACTGCTCTTTGCTGATTTCTTCATAAGGTGCTTGATCGAAACCATGTCCCGAATGTAGAAGGAAAGACAAGGATTTGTGATTGTCCTTATAGTTCTCAGCCAGATATCGTTTGATCTCTGGAAGCTCTTCAGGACGATAGTACACAGTGCACGAGACACTGTTATCAGACCAAGCAGTCTGCATTTCTTTGACACACTCCAGTTGTTTAACTGCAGTCATGTCTTTCGCCAGTACCGTACCTTCAGGGTAGCTGAAAGGGAACGAGACAACCACCGTACCATAGTCTTCTGAGCCATCAAAGCGGCGCAGATATTCGACAGGATAACCATGATCGCGGCAGGTTTGTACCAGCGGGTGATTCGACGCAATACGAATACGACGAATCATATATTGTGCATAGCCTGGGTGAATTCCAGGAACAACACCCGGCAGAAGTGAGAGAGTACCGGACGGCTTGACAGTAGTAAGCTTAATCGAACGAGGAATCCCCAGACGATCAGAATACTCATTATCATACTGTCGTAGTTCTTCGTAAACACCTTTAAGCCAACTACGCTGTTCTGCAGTTGCTTGTAGGATGCCAGTCATACCAACACCCATACGCATATTACGATGTACTACTTCTGCAGTCTCTGGATGATGACAATCCAGCAGCAGAGAATGCTTATTAATACGATAAAGCAGCTTAGCGATATCCAGACATTCTTCATATGAAGTAATATTTGGGAGGAAACCTTCTGCAAGGCAGCAAGTTTCTTTATCTTCTAGTGATTGCTCGGCACAAGGATTATATCCCATAACACGAGGATCAGGATACTGGTACTCACCGATCCTGCCCACAGCACGGCTAAGCTGGAGATTGATAAGCCCGTATGGTTCTCCCTTCCCTTCATAACCATCCCAAAACAACTGGCTAAGGAGCTTAGTGTCAGGACAAACAACACTATTATTAGACATAGCACGCCAGGGTGGGATAGCACCCAAGTCCCAACGCTTTGCCATGAGATATTCATCGTCATCGTAGTCACCAATTGCAATCTGAGCAGAACGACGAACATTACCAGCCACAATAATTGCACCAATAATATTCATAATATCAAGTGCATCGATAGGGCGAATCTTCTGACCAGCACGGCGAATCAGAATTTTACTAATTTCTCCGATACCCCACACAAGATCTTCTGGGCCAGAAGCTGTACCCCCAAAGCCTTTGATTGGTGCACCCTTGCCACGAACTACCTGCGTCGAGTACGTGAACGTACCCTTATCGGCTCGGTCGGAAAGAAAGGCTGCTTTGAGGGTTTTGGCGAGGAACCGTACCCAACCTTCCCTGGAGTCTGGAATGATGAAGTCGGCACTGCCGTTGTCGACGCGAGTAGGAGCGCTAAACCAAGTTTTAACTTCTGGGAGTTTGCTGACATGTTCTCGTTGAATGTTATAACCTACACCTGAGCCAAGTGCGAGCATATCCATTGCCCAAGTAAATGGAACAATGGGGTTGTCTACTACAGTAAATGCACAATTCTGGAGGGATGCGAGACCAAGGCGCTCCACAGTACCTGTCCCCATTTGCCACCAGAATCGACCAGCTACAGACCCTTTAAGTCCTTTTAGGTAGCGACCCAGACGATTTTCTTCTTCTGGAGTGAAACCGACTTTTAGCTGCTTACGGCAGCTCAGAATTACTCGGTAGATGGAATCAACAAATTCTTCAGTTGGAGCGTCTGCACCGCCATTGTCGTCAAACTTTCGGGAGTACGTCCTCTTGTACGTTAGGTAACCCACAGTTGACCATGGGGTATCTACCAGATGATAGTCGTATTCGAATGGTTTGATGGTTGATGCTTGATAAGTATTCATGTATTCAGTGTATTTTCGTTTAGGTTGGTGGAGTCAACTTCACGAATAATAGCCATTGTAGCTTTATATTGTTTCGTTTCGGTTGGTTTATTATTGCCTAACCAAGGCTTATTCTAGCGTAAAGTTAGTCTTTAACAACTAACTCCATATCTTTCTTAATCTTTCTCAACTCATTAAAGTCCTTAAGATGATTATCTATAAAGACTGTTATCTGAGTATAACTCAAATGAGCAGCTTCTCGCCCTAATCTACAGATTTTATCACCATAGATTTTATCCAGGTGTCTAATTGCATCACTAGTGCTTTCATGTAGCTCTCCATCGAATGTTTTAAACATTGAGACTTCTAGCATTATCACCTCGTTGCTAATGCAGTATCTTCTTTCGGTCGCGAATCGATATTCAGGGATTCACTTCTGCCACTGCAGATACCTGTCTCTGAAATAAACCCTGCAGAAACTGGTTTTACATCACAAAACATTCTATGCCAATGACGCGTATCGGGATCTTTACGTAAATACTGAATGCATTTCCACATATTATCATGGTTTACTTTAAGAGGAAACTTAAATAGTTGCTCCTCTCCATCGATGTCTTTTGCTACTATGTATTTTTGTTTCATGGATTTCTCATCTAGGATCTTGCAAGCCAGACTCCTGCTGCCTCTTTACCTTCTAGGGCGACTATCCGTTGATAGTCCCAACGATGCTTACGAAGACTAATACTTTTGAGTGAAGCAGATTCCACTGCCCATTCTCCAGGTTCATTCTTCAAAACAATATCCCGATAGGAAACTGCATCAGACTCTCTATCGAAAGTCAAAATGCTATACATATCGAGGCCAAGTTTAATAGTTGCAAGGTACATTGGTGATATATCTGTACGCTTGATTACAAAGAGTTTCATGTATTCCTCAGTTTGAAGCTGTTACAATAATGGATGCAATAATTAGACACAATCCTGCAAATCCTATACTCACTATTAACCAAGTAAGCCATTTTGGACAGTTGACCTCTAGGCTTACTTTTATTGTGAACATAAAGAACAAAACAAATAGTACACCTAGTAGGTCCATTGTAGCCTCCTTTAGATCTTCTCAAACATTTCAGGCTCTTTAACTGTTGTAGAGTTACCTAAGCGACCCGTCCAAACATCGTAGTATGAAGGAGCTACCGGGCCTGTATCACCAGTTTCCCGGCATTTTAAAACTGCTTTCTTAATTGTGTTTCGTTCTTCAGGCGTTTCCGCATTCATGTTACGAGCATACGCAAAGATATCCAGGCATACCTGTTTAATCGAACCAGAGCCTTTGATATCATCCATCGTTGCCATGTAACCATCCTCGAAAGACTTATCTCCTGCCTTAGTCTTACGAAGATGCGATACCAGACCAATATGCACATTCTCGTTCTTAACGATACGGAGCATGTCATTCATGATCTTGTCAATTGCTTCGTTACCTGTCAATCCTTCCGCACCTTCCGAAACAAGAATCGTAAGGTGGTCAATATAGATATGTACACAACCCATCAGGATCATATACATAATTTGATCTAGGATAGACTCATCTTTAATTGAACCTTGGTGATCAAGCACGATTACTCGTTCATCTTGATCATCTGCACCAAATACCGCATCAAAGCCAGCATCCATCTCTTCACGAGTGATTTCTTGCTTGTTGCGATTCTTTTCTAGCTGCATACAGACAAGGTTACGAGCAGTATCCCCTGGAGTTTCCTCTAGCGAGATAATACCGATCTTTTCTTCTGGTTTAAGCACTTTAACGTCATCAAGAATGATCTCTCGAATAACAGTACTCTTACCTGATCCAGTGCCAGAAATATGGAGAGCAATCTCACCACGTCGACGACCCTTGACCTTTTCATTAAATTCAGATAGACAATCAGGGTAAGGAATTGCTACCTGATCAATCTTAGCATGCATTTGTGCACGCATATCTTTTCGATCAATGATGCCTGCAGGTTTGTGCATTTGTGCATCATAGATTCGTACAAGAAGCTCTTGGCCACCCTCTGCCAGAAACACCTCGTTAGCATCTTTGTAATCGCCCAGATTTACGAGCTTTACTTTGTCTACACCAAGAATTTTAATTGCTTTCTCAGTGGCAACCTTGCCTGGTTCGTCATTGTCTAAGCAAAGAACGATTTCCTTAAAACTACGAAGCCATTCTCGGTTTGCTAGAAGCTGTGCTGTACCTGCTGCTGAAGGCATAGATACTACTGGATAAACCTTTTGATGTTTATCAAAATATGCCTGCGCAATAGACATTGCATCAATTTCACCTTCAGTGATAATAACTCGCTTACCACCGCCTGCAAACTTGCTTCGCCCAAAGAGGCCTCCAGCCTTACCTATATAACTGAAAGACTTTGGTAACTTTCTTACTTTGTATCCTTCAACAGGCCCTTCATCTCCATATGGATAATAATGGGCTTCAATATTCCCAGCAGTGTCATACCCAACTTTAACACCAAAGAACTCAGTAACCTTCTTTGTAATGCCTCGGTCTTGAAAACCCCTAGTAGGATACTCTGCGATTTCAGCTAACTTCTCACTGTAATCTTCTTCGCCTGCATCGTTCAATTTAACCTTCTCGGTATCGGTCTCTTCGAACTGTTCATCACCAGACTGCTTTGCCATAGACCCTTCTTCTGCTGGAAATGCTTTGGAACAGGAGAAACAAAATGAATCTCCTGCTTCATAAATTTGTCGAGCATCACTCGATCCACACCTTTTTAGATCAAGGCATGGCTGGTTCCTTTTAACAATCTTGCTCATCACTACTCCAGGTTAAACTACGGGAATAACTTGCCCTTCATCATCACCTGGATTCTTGGGATCTTTCTTCGATGGTTTGGCCATCAGTCCACAAAAATGAATAAAAAGAATATTTACGAGGAGCG